TAAGTGACCTTGTTTAGATAAAGTAATTTGTTTTTTCAATTCTTCTTTATCAGTCACACCCATTTTAATAAGTTGTGCTTTTATATTTTTATCGTACTTTTCTAAGATTAAAAAGTCATTATATTTTTTCAGTTTATTCATTATATAAAAACAAAGATTAATTTTTACTATATATAAAATTATGATGACAGAAAAAACGATTTCAGATTTCTTATCAAACGAGTATAAAGAGTTTGCAATGTACTCTATTGAAGGAAGAGCAATACCATCTGTTGTTGATGGATTCAAACCAACACAGAGAAAGATCATTCATATTTCCAATCAAATTTGGAGAAATGGTAGTGAGAAAAATATAAAAGTATTCCAGTTAGCTGGTAAGGTTGCATCTGATGCTTTTTATCACCACGGTAATACTTCATTAGAAAATGCTATTGTAACAATGGCACAAAAATTTAAAAATAATGCTCCATTATTAGAAGAAGATGGTCAATTTGGTTCGTTACGTTCTCCACAACCGGGTGCTGCAAGATATATTGGAACTAAATTAAGTGAGAATTTTAGACTGATTTATAAAGACTTTGACTTACTTGACTATAAAGAAGAAGAAGGTGAAACAATTGAACCAAAATACTTTTTACCGATTATTCCAACTGTATTATTAAATGGTTCTTCAGGAATTGCGGTTGGATTTGCTTCTAATGTTCTAAATAGAGACATTAAAAGTATTATTGATAGTTGTGTGAAAGTTATTGAAGGAAAAAAAATATCTAGTATTAAACCTTCTTTAAATGAGTTTACAGGTGAATTCATACAAGATAAGGAGAATAGTAAAAGATGGATAATAAGAGGTCGTTTTCAAAAAGTAAATACTTCAACGGTTAAGATAAGTGAATTACCACCTTCGATGACATATGAAAAGTATGAAGAGATACTAGATAAATTAGTTGATAATAAAGATATTGTTTCATATGATGATAATTGTAAGGATAATGTTGACTACACAATTAAATTTAATAGAGTTACATTAGAAAGTTTAGATGATACTGCTTTAATAAAGCTTTTAAAGTTAGAAGAATCGTCAACAGAGATATTTACAACATTGGATGAGTTTGGTAAACTAAAAATATTTGAAACGTCAGAAGAAATTATAGAATATTTCACCAGATTTAGATTAGATTATTATAATATAAGAAAACAACATACATTAGATAAACTTAATAAAGAATTAAAAGTATTAAGTAATAGAGGTAGATTTATTAAAGCCATTCTTGATGATAAGTTAAAAATAAACAATGTATCTAAAAATGAGATTATCAATGGTATAGAGACATTAGGATTAGAAAAGATAGATGATTCATTTGATTACTTATTAAGAATGCCAATTTACTCTTTAACAAAAGAGTTATTTGAGAAAATGAAGCAGGACTTCACTGCTAAAAAAGAAGAGATTAAGATACTAGAAGATACTGATCCAAAAGATATGTATCTCTTAGATTTAAGTGAATTAAAAAAGAAGTTTAAATAGTTGAACATTTGATTTTTTTCACTATATTTGTAAAAATTATATAATAGAAATGAAAGAACAATTACTACAACTTATAAACGAAAGGTCTCCGGGTGCTATACCACTTTTCTTGGTGGTTAGAGGTTCACATGCTTATGGAACTAACATAGAGACATCCGATACTGACTTTGCAGGTGTATTTATACAACCAATGGATGATATTCTTGGTTTTAAATACAAACAACAAATAAATGATGATAATAATGATATTGTAATCTATGAAATTCGTAGATTTTTAGAATTATTGGCTAGTAATAATCCAACCGTTTTAGAGTTATTGAATACTCCAGAAGATTGTATTCTTTATAAAGATCCTATCTTTGATTTATTGTTAGAGAATAGAGACCAGTTTATCACTAAAATTTGTGCAAACTCTTTTGGTGGTTATGCTAGAGCTCAAATTGGTAAAGCAAAAGGACAAAATAAAAAACAAAACTGGGAGAAAGATAAAGTAACTCGTAAAGATTTACTTGACTTCTGTTATGTTATTGATGGTGAGAGAACCATACCATTTAAGAAATCAAAATATGGTTCTGAATATAAAGGAGGATTATTACATAAATTATTTGGTAAAAAATGTGATGTTAGAATGTTTGGGTTGGCCAATGTTCCACATGCTAAAGATGTTTATGCACTTTACTACAATGATAAACCAGGATTTTACAAAGGTCTTGTTAAAGTAGGTGATGAAAATTTAGAAACTCCTAACTATGGTATATCAAATCAATTAAGATTATCTTCAATTCCAAAAGGAGAAGTATCATTGTGTAATATTATTTATAATAAAGATGGTTACTCTGAACATTGTAAAGATTTTAGAGAGTATGAAGAATGGTTAGAAAAGAGAAATCTTCAAAGATGGGTTGATGTTAAGTCACACGGTCAGCAAATTGATGGGAAAAACATGTTACATTGTCGAAGATTAATGGATATGGCTCGAGAAATTGCAGAGGGTAAAGGTATTATCGTTAAAAGACCAAATGCACAAGAACTTCTTGCAATTAGAAGAGGTGAAGTGGATTTACAAACTTTGATTGATCACGTTGAGAAAGAAATTAAAGAAGTAGATACTTTGTTTAAAGAATCAAATTTACCAGAAAAGGTAGATGAAAAATTTATAAATAGTTTATTAGTAAAAATTAGAAAATCAGTTTATGGTATATAGTATGATATTACTTGGTGGTATTTGTTTGGGTTACTTACTTAATAATTTAGTAAGAAAAATTCTAGATGTTTATCAAGAAAGAAATTACAAAAAAGAAATCAATGATATTTTCCAAGGAATATTGGATAATATTTATACACATAAGACTAGTTTTAATAGCCGTATCAATAATACTGTTAGTGTTATGACTGAATTAGAGAATCTTGGTTCGATAAATATTGTTTATTTGATGGACAGAAAGGATATTGCGGTATTTAAAGGAGATAAATGTATTTATACATCTGATTCTGCTGAAAAGACTTTAGTAGAGGAAATTATTATGGGTGTAGAAATTTTTTATAAGCATGAAATCAATGATGTTGTAAATGTGATGGGAATGGTTTTTTCTCGTGATGAATTTGAGAAAAAGTTTGGTGTTAAAGTAGAGGATATAAAGAAAGGTAATTTTGGAGGGTTGAAAGAAGAAATGTCTGATATTGAAAAAATCAAAAAAAGAAATTCGGTTAAATTCAATATAGATGAAATATTAGATAGAATTAGTTCTGTTGGTATAGAAAATCTTACACCAGAAGAAAGAAACTTCTTAGATAATTATAATAATGAATAATCTTGAATTAAATTCTTTTAACTCAAACTTTGGAGACTTTAAAATTATTTCTACTTTAAGTGATTATAGTAATCATTGGGTATTAGGTTTAACGTCTATTATACTTGAAAGGGATGAAGTATATTACTATATTCAAGAGAGAAAAGAAAAGATTAGTGATGTTTCTAATATGCCACTTTATATTAAAGAAGATTGGATAAATTATAATAAACACGATTTGACATTAGATATTATAAACAAACATATTAAGTATTATAAAAATGATGATGAAGATATGTTTAACTTATTAATGACGATACGTAGAGATTTTATTCTTACAAAGTATATAAAATAAAAAAACCACTCATTTGAGTGGTTTTATTTTTATATTTAAACAATTAAAGTGGCAATTCTTCTTCCTCTTCTTCTTCTTTTTCTTCTTGACCTTGAGTAGGTTCTTCTTCTCCTTGAGCAGGTGCTTGAGCTTCTCCTTGAACTGGAGTTTGTGCTTGTGGCTCTTCAAACTCTCCTTCTGGGGCTTCTCCTTGAGCAGGTGCTTGGGCTTCTCCTTGAGCAGGTGCTTGTGCTTGTGGTTCAACTTGACCTTGAGTTTGTGCTTGAGGCTCAGTTTGAACTTGTACTTGACCTTGAGTTTGTGCTTGAGTTTGACCACCCATTATAGCACCACCAGGAATTTTATCAATATCTAAAAATGTTGTAGTTACATATTTAATGATTTCTTCAGCAATATCTACGTCTCCAAAGAATTGACGTAAGTTTTTACCTGTAGTATCTTTTACTTTTTTAACATAAGCGTTGATTAAAGATTGAGGTAAATCAATCATAGTTTTTACTTTATAAAGATCGTTAACTTGGAAAACAGATTCTTTGATAATCTCTTCTCTATTTTTTTGAATACGAAATTTTTCAAATGCTTTAACGTGTTTCATGTTTTTGTTTATTTTTTATATGATTTATATATTAATAATAAAAAGCCATTTTTTGTACTTTTTTAAAAAACTCCTAATACTGACAATAATAGTCCAACTATTACTACTGAACCACCAATTCCACCTACAACCATCTTGGTTTTAAGTCTTGATAATTGTTTATCTTTTTCATCAATTACTTGTTGTCTGTTAGCTAGTTGTTTCTCTAAAACATTATTTTTCTCCATCCAAGCAAGTATTTCTCCTTGAAGAGCTTTAATTTTCTCGTCTTTTATAACTAATTGACCATCTTGCTTAGTAATAATAACATCTAATTTTGCGATTACTTTATCTTTTTCATCAATTACTTTTATACATATATTTTCATAATCTTTCATTTCTGCTTGTAATTTCTCAAACTTCTCTAATATATTAGAGTTATTATTAAGTTTCATCGCTTGTGGTATAGTCATTATTACAACTTTCTGACCAAGTGAATCCTTTTCAAATCTTGGATATTTGATTTCTTGTGTAACCTGCGAAAACATTGTTGTAAAAACTAATGTCATTAATAATGTGAATAACTTTCTCATTTTCATATATTTATTTTTTATATTAATTTTTTTTAATTGTTAAAGTTTGTCCTACTTGTAGACCTTTATTTGTTAAAAAATCATTTTGTTCTAGTATCTCAGAAACACTTACATTATAAAGTTTAGATAAAGAATATAATGTTTCTCCTATTTTTACTATGTGTTTAATTTCTATTTCATTATCTTTTATTTCGGATACTTTATTTACCTTTTTGTTTTCTACTGAAGATGTATTTTTTATTAGTTCTTCTAAAAGTTCATCATCTGTTAGTTCCTTTGGATTATTTTGAAGTTCTTCAATCTCTCTTCTAGTTTGTTCAATACCACCTTGAAGTTTTGATAGATCTTCTTTGGCTTTCGCTGCACTTTCTTTAGCTATCATTGCGGCTGCTTTTGCAGTACCTACTTCAATTGCTAATTTTTTATCTTGTGCATCCTTTTTGTCATAGATTTCTTTCCACGCTGCTACTTTTGCATCTGCTGCTTCTTTTTCTTCTTTTAATTTCTTATATTCTTCTTCAAGTTGTTTAACTTTTTGTTTGGAAGTATCGTATCCACCTAGATACCAAGTAAGTCCAAATCCAGTAGAAGATATTAGTAAAAATAAAATAGCAATTTTTCTAAAATCAATTTTCATATTTTCATTTATTTTTTTATTATATATTAAAAAATTATATATATCTTTGTAAAAATTTATAAAGAGTATGGGAATAAAGAAATTAGTGTGTTTTGACTTTGATGATACATTATGTAACACAGTTAAACATGATGAAGGAAAAGTTATATGGAGAGAGAAATTTGGTGTTGAATACCCTCATAGAGGATGGTGGTCTAAACCAGAAAGTTTAGATATGGATATTTTTCCTGTCACTGTAAATCCTTATGTTTACCAAGAATATTTAAAAGCAGTTTCTGATCCAGATAACTATGTTATTTTGGCAACTGGTCGTATTGAAAAATTAAGACCGGAAGTAGAAGCAATTTTAGATAATTTAAACTTGGCATTTGATTCAGTTTATTTAAACACTGGTGGAGATACTTTCACATTTAAAAGAAGATTATTTGAGAAATTGATTTCAAAGATCGATCCTCAAGAATTTATTATGTATGACGACCGTTATGAACATTTAGAAGAATTTGAAAAATGGGCTAAAACAATTGACTGTCGAATTACTATAATAGACGTAAAGAACAAAACAACAAAAATATTCAAATAAGATATGCCAACTATTACTAAGAAAAAAACACAATCTAAAGTACAGGAGATTTTATCTAAACCTTACAAACTAATACTTCATAACGATGATTATAACTCATTTGATTGGGTTATTGAGTGTCTTATGAAAGTGTGTAAGCATGAATACGAACAAGCAACACAATGTGCTCATATTGTTCATAATAATGGTAAGTGTGATGTTAAGTATGGTGATTTAGAAACCATTTCAGAAATGAAGAATTTACTAAAATCGGCAGGACTCTCAGTCACTATGGAAGTGAATGAATAAAAAAAGACATCTTATAAGATGTCTTTTTTTTTATTTTGGTGCATTAAACCAATTCACACCAGTTGAATTAGTATCATTGACAGTTTTATTTCTATTTAAAACCTTTCTTCTAACACTTAGTAATTGGGAATAATCAACTGTTTCAGTATATTCTAAGTTTTTTAAACAATCTTCAACATAAATTTTGAATGAAGGATCCTTTTGTAATGTATCTTCAACCATTTCTTTAAAGTCATTTTTTGCAAAAACACTACTTGCATTGACAATAGTCATTACACAGTCGTCATGTCCAACATCTGCAGCATATCTTGTATTACCTGCTGTAGTAGTATGTTTAACAAATGTTGTTATTTCCCTAACAGTTTCTTCATTATTGATTGTAAATCCTTTGGAAATCATTAAATCTTGATAATCTTTAACCATCATATTCTTATTCTCACCAACTTTTAATCCAACCTTTTCTTCAGTCGCATCTGCTCTGTGTTTATATCTAAAGAAGATAGATGATCCATATTGATTATTTCCATCAAAAACATGTGGTAACTCTGCTAATAAAGTATTTCCGTAGTTATTTAACTCTAAAACAATCTTAACATTATCAGGGTTAAAATATTCAAATGCTAATATGTAAAGAATTTCAGCTAATTGTTTAACTGAGATTAAGTTACTTCTAAATAAACCAATTTGTTCTAATCTAATAAAATCTGTAACTGATTTATAAGCTGCTTTTTGAGATTCAATTAAATCCATATCTTTTTTAGCGATTTTGAATATATTCATAATAGAATAATCTTGTCCTAATCCTTCAGATATATCGACTGATATAACAATCTTTTCATCTTTTCTATTGATTGGCATAAATACTTCATCGTCATCAATCCATCTCAAATCTTTATAACTAAATCTAAGTTTTGATTCAAATTCAAATATTTCCTCAAATTTATAATTCTTTTTATTATTTAAAAGATTATCAATAATAGCTTCATTTAATAATGATTTACTTGAGTTGATAAATCTTAAACCATATTCTTGATTAAAGGCATCTTCTCCACCAATATCTTTTACTGCTTCCTCTTTCCAAGTTGTCATCTCTCCAATCGCTCTTAAAGGAACTTCAAATCCTTTTGAATCAATAAAAGTTAAATTTTTAACATCTTCATCTGTACATTGTTCATTATTAAATACTGAAATAATGTCTTTTTGGAAATCTGAATTGAATCCCATATGGGTTTTAGTTATTTTCTCTGGGTATCTTTGTTTAATACCTTCAAAAATCTCCTCTTTGGTTACACCGTGTTCATATAATCTATGATTATTTAATCTTAAATAAGTTACAAATCTTCCTGGTACTTGATGCCAATAAACCCTCATCGGTTTATAGTTATTTTTAAGTGGATCTCCCTCTGGTCTTTCTGCATCTGTTAGTAACTTGTGGAATAAGTTCATACCATTAGGTGTTGATGTGATAATAATCTTTGAATTTTGTACTGCTGATACAGTTGGATAAGCTGCTGTATAGTAAGGTTCAATAATATTTGAAGGAATGTGTGCAAACTCATCAAGATAAAGTACATCAATGGTAAAACCGATTGCTGGTGTTTTAGATCTTGCTGATGTTTTTATTCTACAACCATTCTCAAATGTCAGTGATTTTTGATTCCATGTTTTAATGCCTGGTTTTAAGAAGAATGGTAATAGTGAGTAGATGGATTTAATTTTATCTACAATCTCTACTGCAGTATCTCCTTTATTAGCAACAATCATTATATTCTTATCATTACTAAATAAGATTGTATGCAACATGAAGATTGATGCTGATATTGTTTTACCAACCTGACGACTGGCCATCAAAATATTAAATCTACTATTTACAAAGTTATCTAATATTTCTTTTTGATACTCTCTTAATTTTATATGATTTATCGAACCATCTTCAGTTTTAACTTTACAATACTGTTCTGTGAAGTAGTGTACATCTAATGCACACTTAATATATTCTTCCTGCTCTTCTGGAGACATTCTAAATGAAACCCCTGCTCTTCTTAGACCCACTTCAGACTTTAACCAAGGGTTTTGGTATCTTTTTATAACTATACCATCGTTTATCTTATCTGATGCTTCATCTACCAATCTGGTAGTAAATATCATCTGTTTTTCTATTATTTCTTTTGCCATAATAAATTGGACTTTACTTTTTTTATATATATTGTAAAAAACCGTTTACTTATGTCAAAAAGTGAAGAACAAAGAATTAGACTACAAGATGAATTCGATCAAATCCAGTCAGAAAACTCGGAATTTGACATTTCTCTACACTTAGCAAAGCCAGAAGATTTACCTGATTTAGGTGAAATTGAGATATATGATTATGATGCTGATTTAACTGTGGCTACACAACAATCAATGGATGTATTAGAATCCTTGGTTGATTTATATCTAAGTGATATACCAAAATTAAAAGAACACTCTTATATTAGAAATAAGATGAGAGAAGATGCTATGGTTTACGCTGAAGCAATTTTCTTATCAAAGATGACTAGAAAAAATTTCTTATCTCAATTGAGACAAGTTGATAATGGTGATAACGCAGCAAGAATGCATGAAGTTGTCAATCAAACAATTGGTCAAATTAGAGAGAATGGGAAGTTTTTATCAAATCAAAGAACTGAATTAGAGAAGTTCTATAAAACATTAAGAAAAGACTTAGGCTATAATGAAATCGAAAATCCTGAAGTTAAACAAGCTGAGGCAGAAAGTCAATCTGATACATCTACCGATGGTTTGGTTACAAATAATCGAGATCTAAATGAAATGATTAAGAATGCGATGAGTAAGAAAGATGAGAAATAAAAAAAGACTAACAAATGTTAGTCTTTTTCGTTTATTAAAGCTTAGTAAGCCATATCACTGGGTCTATACCACTTAATACATAAAAACTCATTCTTCTATTACCACCAACAATATACCATTTTCCTTCAATTTCAATTGCTGATGTTATTGGCATTTTACCACCTTTCTTTATTTGTTCTTCAAAGAATAAATAAGATTTGCCATAGTAGTCAAAGTAATGAACTGCGTCATTGTAGTCTTCTTTATTGATGTCCGGGTACTTACTAAATAAGCCAGTAGTATTAAATTTATCTTCTGCACCTTTTTCTTTCAAGAAAGTCATAGTGTTATCATAAGCTTTTGATAATCTTTGATACTCACTGGCATCTTTTATGAAATTTGAAAATTCACCTCTACCTATTGATTGTGAATCATCCGCTAACTTTTGAATTGTTGTTTTATCTAATTGAACTTTCTGACCTTTCCAAAATACCTTCTTACAAAATTTAATAAAATCGTAATAAGGTTTTGCATCTACCTTTTTACCACTAACTGTCAACTCTTTCATTGATAGAATTTCGTCTGCAGTTGGCCCAATCTTTGAAGTATCTGTGTGATTGCCATTGACATCATCTACTTGTGTTTCAAACTCTTTAGGTTCATCAAGATTAAAGATAGATTTATCTATAGTAAATTTCTCACCATCAACAATCAATTCACTTGGTAGTTGTTTTAACTCTTTAAATATTCTAAACATTTCTTTAATTTCAAGCTCAGCTTCTCCAAAGTTTACCTTAGTTTCTTTGTTAACAAACTCTTCGTATAATTTTAAGTATTTCATAATTTATTATTTTTATATTTGAAACTTTCAAACGTTTTAATAATTTTATTTAGATTTAACTCTACTTTAGTTGTAATAAATGTATTTACTTTATTAAATGTAACTTGATTGACAATCAATTCACACTCTTCCATTTTAAGTACTTCTTTTACTTTTTCTTTTACCTCATCATCACTATTCTTAACTAAGAATTGTAGCACATCATTGACACCTTTTGCTAACTTAATAGTATTGATGTCATCATCATATAAAGAAACTTTATCATATTTAGTTATTTCTTCTTCTGTAAACTTCGTATCAGCGGTTTTTAATCCAATTATATGTTGGAGTACCAATCTTACTTTTTTGTGTACTATATCGTCTCTATCTCTGTTATAGAATGTTTCTGATATAAAGTAGAAGTTCTTTATTTTTAAACCAAAGTCTAATAGTTTTTCTTCTAATTTCTCAATTAGTGATTCATAACTTCTTTTAGAGTTTTTAGAACATATAACATAAATATCATCTTGACTATTTTTAAGATGTCTAATATTCTCTAAGTGTATTGTAAAGTCACCATTATCAATTATGTCTTTACTCATAAATTCTTGCATTGAGAATGCTAAATCTGATACATCTACATTAGCATTTTTTGCTTTAATTTTAATTCTATTTAAAAGTTCTTCACTGAACCAATAAGATTCACCAGACATATCAAATTTAAGATTATCTTTTCTATAAACACCTTTTCTTAAAAGGTTAAATTCTGATTTAGATATTCTTAACAAAGGTTTATTAGGATTTAGTTTATTAACTATCCAAACTTTACTATTCATAGTAATTAAACTGTTAAGGTCGAAGAAGTGTGCGTTCATATTACTATATATAAATAAAAAAACCTATCTTTTATGATAGGTTTTTATTTTTTTATCTCAATAAATTTTTACTTAGTGCAAAATCGTATAATACTGGTAAGTTTAAGTATTCTATAAAGTGTTTTCTCATTTCTTCCAGTGTTCTAGATCTATTTATGATACTCATTACTAAAAATCCAAACTCTTCTTGGAATTCTAAATAACAATCACACCATGGTCTGTTATAATGTTCTAATGTTTTCCACTCTCTTTCACCACCTGTTAGCCAGTATAAACTTTTTTCTGGTGATACATTTTCAGTATCTATATCTCTAATTTCAAGTTGCCAAATTGGATCATTTGCATCACAATTTCTTAATAATAATGAAACTGCTTCTCCTAAATCTGTTGTTAACTCTTTTCCTATTTCAAAGAACCATTCATTTCCTTCTCTGCTAATTATAATTGTGTTGTTGTCATAAATAATTTTAGTTCCAATTTCTTTCAGTAAAGTTTTTTTTCTTTTCATAGTTAAGTAATTATTTTTATCTAGATAGGTTTATTCAACCCGCTCTTCCAAGTTCCTTTAAAGACTCCTTTCTCCCAAATCCCATTTTCCCACGTTCCATAGAATCCTCCATTTTTAAATATGCCGTATTTCCAATTTCCAAATTTATAGATACCTTCATGCCAAATTAAAGTATCTTTCTTAATTTCTACAATAGCATCTTCAACCTCAGAATCAATTAGCCAATTGAATCCCAGTTCTTTTAATTTCTTTAAAATTTCTGATTTTGTTGTGATAGACTTATCGTTATACTTAAATTCTTTAATTCCCATTTTGAATAATCTTTTTACAAGTATATATATTTTTTGATGTCTGACATTCTTTTTCTTTTTCTCTAAATTTTCCTCAAAAATGAAGATTTGACTTTGAAAAAAAATAAAATAAATGAAAAAACCGAGATAGTTCTCGGTTTTTTATAATAGTTTAAAGATAACATTTACTTCAGAAGTTACTGTATCATATGGTAAATTTTCAAACGACTCTTTACTTAGTTTATGTGACTTTCCTTCAGTTGTAAGATCTCTCATGTTTGGTAAAGGTATTTCTTCATCATCTCCATACATAAGTTTCATTTGTTCTTTATAAATAAAATAAACATCTAATATATTATAATGTTTCATAACACGATCTACCATAAATAATAATTGATCTTTAACATCATCAATAATAAATTTAGTTTCTTCTATACCACCTTCATCATCTTGTCTAACTTGTTTCTTAACTTTAATTCTGGTTTCTGTTTTTCTTTCACCATGTATAGTTTCACCACCGTGTCCTCTTTCAAATGAACTTTCTACAAATGATATACTTACATTAAAATCATCTTGTAAATAAGTAATAGAATCCATTACAAACTCTTTAAATTCAGACTGTTTTTCTTCTGAGTCAGTAACATTATTTTCAGTATTAGGTTCTTGTTCTTTAATTTTATCTTTGATAAATGTTTTTATCTTATTGATAAACCCTTCGTGTGTTTGTAAATACTTCATGATTAATATATTTTTATAAGAAATGTTATATCATCAACTTCATCATTATCTGGTAATCCTTCAAAATCTTCTATTGATAATTTTTCTTCTTTTATTTTAACTAACATTTTAACTTTATCATAAGTTTTCTCAACTAATTGTGATGTTAAAAGAATATATTCTTTAACTTCTGATAATTTAAAACTTTCTTTCTCAGTTCTACTAATATTTATTTTAAATATAGTTTTGTATTTACCTGTAACTAATTCACCTTCTTTATTTACATAAATATCATTTTCACTAAATCCAACTAAAATGTTAAACCTATCATCATCTGATAAATAAGATACTTCATTTCTTATTAGTTGTGATAAATCTTTTTTTGGAAAATCATCTGGTAAAGAAGGCTTTAATTCAAATAAAATACCAACTAACTCAACAACTTCTTGAGTATCAAGATCTTCGGATTTAGTATATTTTATTTTACCAGAGAAGTTCTCATATAATTTTAAGTTTTTCATATGAGTATATATAAAAAAAACCAGGTGATTTACCTGGTTTTTGATTTAGATATTTTATCTAAAAAATCTCTTTCTTGTTTTGATAGTGATTCTACACCACTTTCATTTATTTTATCTAAGATTGTATCTAATTCTAAAATAACTTTAGTTTCTTTTTGAACTTCTGCAACTTCTTTAGTAACATTATTTTTTAAAAACTCAATTCTTCTATCCAATGAAGGAATATTTATATTATAACCTTTTTCGGTATAGAATATGTATGCGTCTAAAACATCATCATCTTTTTCTATTTTAGGTATTTTACAAGGTGGTATTGAATAAAATCTTTTAGAGACCTTTTTAGTGAAATTCGTAGTATATTGATCGAGTACTCTAACAGATGGATTTCCATATGCAATAAGCTCTGCATTTGGCATCAATAAGTATATTATATCATAACTATTTTTAAAATAAGTTAAAAGTTCAAAGTCAAGATTATAAAATCTTGATAATATAAAAATCTGTTGAATATTACAAGATTTTAAATCTATACGAATAATTTTATTTACGTCAAACATTATCTTATTTTTTTACAAATATACTGATAATTTTTAAAATACCAAAAATTGATACTTATTATTTTATATATATACTAAAAATTTTTTATATCATAATGAGATATTTGAATAAAAGAGAGGATTTTCTTAGAGAAAAAAACTCTAACTCTATAAATAAAATCAAGTCAATAAACGAGGAAGCTGAATTTAATAGTGGACCATTTGCAAATGATGTAGGTTGGAACGATTCTTTATTAGGACGTTTAATCAATCATATTATTAGAAAAGCAAGAATTGCTAGAAAGGTTGGTCAAATTAAAAAATTAATAGAAAGATTGCAAGAGCAATTTGATTATCTTGTAGATCAATCTACTGTCTTCTCATTAGGTGACGATAGTCAATTATTATTACTTAGAATAACATTATCTTCTTTCTTTAAAGAATTAATATTCGCGGTTGAAAATGGTCGTCCGGTATCTGAATTAATTGGATTAACAGATGGTGCAATCAAAGCGGTTAATGATGTAAAAGAATTAGATAAAAAAGATGTTTTATTAGAGGAACTTAAAAAATTCAGAGAGTTTTTAAATCAATTTAAAGATGAAGAATCTACTACAGATGAAGAATCTACTGATACTGATACTGCTACTACGGATACTACTGGTTTAAGTGATGCTAAGTTAATTGACCTAATGTTTAAAAATCTAGAAGCATTGAAGAACATTATATACTATAAAGATGTAGTTAAAAAGAATGTTGAAAAACCAACATTTAAAGTTGGTGATATAGTTATGTTTACTAATGCTCAAAAGAAAAAAAATAAAGTTAAAATTTTATCTTTAGATCATCAAATTACTGCAGGTGTTGATAAAATATTTCTAACTGGTGATGATGGACCAAAATCATCTGAACCAAAAGTGAATGTTAAACCTAATTTATTTGTAGTATATGTTGATAATTCTGGTAATCCAATTAAAAATAGTAAAAATGCTTATAGTACATTTACTGCTAAACCTGAGCAACTTACAATCGAATCTATGATTTTTGAAAAAGAGAATCTACAGTATAGAAATCCAGTTGAGAAAACTAGAACTAATACAGTAGGTAATAAGTCGGGTGCAAATATTGATAGAAATAATATTTTTAAAGGTGAAGATCCACATTTGACTCAGTCTCTTGATAATTTAAAGAAAGCAATTGATGGATTGATAGGTTCGCAAAATCAACCTCCTATTACTATTGATTTTATCAATAACATACTTGCAAATAAGCTGGATAATAGAAAAGTTATTAAGTCTTTATATAAGGAAGTTAATGAGTTTATGGTAGGTAAGTATAAATTATCTGATTTAGGACCTCTTTATAAAGAGGGTATTGGTGTTGAATATTTGACTAAAAGAAACCAATTAAATATGGTTGCTAAAAAAATTGCACTGTTCGCTAAAAGAGCATTACAATTTAATGGTGAAAATATGTATGGTGGTTTAGGTGATTTAGGAAAACATTTAAAAATATTTGTTGATACTTTAATACCACTTACAAAGGCTACGATAAATGAAGGTGTTGATATTTTAGGATATAATTCATTTTTAGAAGCAAAAAATATATTACCTTCTGGAACACCAAATTCTAATCCTGGTGCAACTGCGGCAATACCTCAAGGTGGTACTGCAAGTGGTGATGCACAAGGTAAAGAAGGCGATGATGCACAAGGTAAAGAAGGTGATCAAAGTAAAAAAATCTTAGAGTTTTTCAATCAAACTTGTATAGAAGTTAGAGCATTTACTGCAACTGACGAAGAGATTACTAAATTAAGAGAAGAATTAGAATCTAAGAAGAAAGAGGGTGGTGAAGTGATTATGAGTATGGATCCTATTATTGAAATAATGAATCTTTTTATCAAAGCTTATAAATTATATACAGTTCAAACAATTACAAAAAGAAGTGAGAAGGTTGATACAAATACATTATCTGAATATACTTCATTTGGTGGTAATTCCAGTGAGAGTGGTGATAGTGGTAGAAATGGTCCTTATAGAAATAATAAATTATTTGATGCTTGGGAAGAAGGTGTTAATGAAATAAGAAAAAATCGTAAGTATCAAGTTTTCTTTACTAAGAATGCTAAGTTAAGATTACCAACTGTACCTAATCCTAATCCTGCTAAAGCAGATGATTGGGAAATTAAAGATAATGCTGGTCTTAACTTTAATAGATTTATAAATGATATATTAGATGGTGAGAAGTTATATAAGTCAGGTAGTGAAAGAGGTAAAGTTGCAGTATTTGTTGATTCATATTTTGGAGAAGGTGCAGTAACTAAAAACGGTGAGGGTGCCCTGGCAACATTAGATGAGAAGGATCTTGCTGATGCAGCTAATTTGGAAGGTTCTAAACAGAAATTGAGTTTAGAATTAGGTAAAATTAGTCCTGCTCTTAAAGGAGTTGATTTAAAAGAGAATACAATTTTTACAATTGCTTATAAAAACGAAGATGATGCAGCTAGACAAAGAACATTTTTAATTCATGAGATTACAAATGGTGAAATTTATATGTCATATTCTTTTATTAATTATTATAAAAATAAGTATTTGAATAGAATGAACGGTACTCAAAAAGAGATAGATAAAGGAACATTCACAGAAAGCTTGGCAACAAATTCTACTCAACCTGTTGAATATACTATGGTTAAAGTAAATGAGTTTGATAACATTTTCAAACCAAATAATACAATAACCGTTTCTTCAGTTGATAATGATGGTAAAGTAAGTTCACCTGTATTCAAGGATATTTCTGATATTTATTGGTTAGTTTATAAGGAAAATAAAAAGATTTATACTATTGATGATACTACTGAACCAAAATTAGATACAGTTATTTTACAGGCCGGTAACAAACCTGCAAAAACACAAGTAAGATCTAAAACCGGAATTCAAATTAAAAAACAATAATGAAACACTTAAAAAACTATAAATTATTTTTAGAAGCAGATGTTACTATTCCAATTCAGGAAACTGACCCAGTTGATATTAAGATGAATAAACAAAGTATAGAAAATCTTAGTAAACAACTTACTGAATATAAAACTAAAAGACCTCTAATTGACAATCTTTATAAAAGTATTAAAGATTCTGCACAGTTAGAAAGAGAATTAGTTAGAATATTAGGAGATCAAGCAGTTCAAAATGGACCAGATAGAAATCCATTCCTTGTTGAATATTCAACTTTGGCTAGAATGCAGAGTGATTTATTAAAAATGGAACAAGAAAATAAAAATTATCAGGAAGAATTGAGATTATCAACGGATGCTAGTACAAAACAAGCAGTTAATGCAAAGATTCAAGAGTTGGTACAGAAAGTTACTAAAACACAAACTGATTTTACGTTCGCTGAAAAGAAACACAAAGATAATTTGGCTAAAATAGAAAAAGATATGAAGGAAAATATCACAAAAATATCTAATGTTAATCAAAAATAGAAAAAATATGATTTTTTTCTTTTAATATATACATTAAACTAAAAAATTAAAATAAAAATATGGCAATTCAAATTGGAAAATACAAAAGACCTGGTATCTTCATCGAAGAAATTGACAAGTCAGTATTCAGCACACCTACAGTAGAAGGAATAACTAACCTTGTAATAGGAGTTTCTAAAAAAGGACCTGTTAATACACCGATTAGATTAACAACTGTTAATGACTTAGAAACGGTTTTTGGTCAGTTAGATAGAAACTTGGAAAGAAAAGGATCTTTTTTCCACAGAACTGTTTCTAAAATGTTAGAATCATCTCCCGTTTTTGCGATGAACGTGTTACTAACAGATGATACATTAGATGTTATTGAGTATAAATCAATATCTTCTTCTACACGTTATCTTAATGATATTAAAAGAGAAGGTCCTTATAGAAGATTCTTTGATACAACTGGTTTCTGGAAGAGAGATACTGAAGCTTTCATTAATCTAACAAAAAATAACTCTGGTTATGCAGAAAGAGCTTTAAGTTTTACTAACTTATCAGACAGATACATTACGGTATTTGCTGTTAAAACACAAGTTAGTGGATTTGATAGAACATTACTTGAATGGTATGGTTCTATCGAAAAGATGCCAACCTATGTTAATGCATCAGATTATGCATCAGACTATATGGTTGATGTTGTTGTAATCGCAGGTGACTGGTCAGATTACAGAAACTTGGCTGTTGATAACAGATGGGGTCAATATTTTAATTCTGATGGTTTAATTAAAGGCGAATTAAGAAACTTTGCAAATGACAGAAATGTTACTTTGTTAGCATACTATGAAGGATTATCATTAATTCCTTACTTTAGAGATTTAGAAGGAAGAAATATATTCATTGAAACTACAATTAATAGAGGTACTGATACTACAGGTTTATACTGTGCATTTAATGCAGACTTAGTAGAAGAAGATTACTACACAGGTTTAGTTGACCTTATTGGTGGTACTTTAGTTGGTACAGAACAAAAAGAAATTGATTTCTTATCATATAAAGAAACTATTGTTGAATCAGTTCCATTTACTGCAACTCCTTTGGATTTACCAGGAAACGTTGTGGCATTATTTGGTACAGTATCAAATGATAATAATGGATTTAATGGTAATTTAGGTCACGCTTTTGGAGACCCAAAACCTTCAGGTATTGCTTATAATGTTGCTAATAGAACTGCATGGTTTACAGAAGGTGCTGTATTTAATGTTAATATCGTAGAAGGTACTAAAGCCGACTCACAAGGATACTTAAACCATACAATAACTGGTTCTGGTACACAATCTATATTAAATGTTAAATATACTGCTGGTTTAAATCCTAATAGTACTGCTACACCTTATGCAGTAATTGGTGGGCAATATGTTGCGGTTACTTCAGGTACATATTCATTTAATGTTAAATCTATTGATTTCTTATTTAGTGGAGTAACTTCAAGTTATACAACTACTTTTACATTAAATACAAGTGGTGTTGTTTCAAGTATTACTAGCTATACTCCAGGTGTTAAACCAACAGTTTCTTCATCTGATATAGTATTAGGTTTTGTTACATATGATGTTAAAGAACAGACATTTGTTGGTACGGCATCATTTACTGAAGTTACAATAACTAAAGATCCTGGTGTTGTAGAGTATGTTGATCCTGGTTATATTGATGGTGTTTATTTGGATAATAATTCAAATCCATATCAAGATTTTACATATGGTACTAATTCTGCACATGACTATTATATTTATGATTTAAGTAATGAGGTTGGTTATTCACAAGGTGATGTTAGATTAGTTTTCTGGGGTACTGCGGGATCCGATGTTAAAAACTACCAACAATGGAGAAAAATCAAAATGTTTAATAGAATTGTATCTGTTTTAGGTGTTAATAAAGACCAAGCAACTATGATTATTAGTGCAGATGGTACTAAGAAAAGTTTAGCTAGTATGACAGTTACTGAAATAGTAACTCTTACTACACAAAATAAATCCTTAGTTTTAAAAACTGGTTTATCTGATGTTTCTTATATTTCTGGACCAAATGGTGGTGTTTTAAAAATATATGAAGTTGATAATGAGTTTCTTCTTGGATCTGATAAATTACTTACTAAAGATGAACCAGCAAATGGTACAGATGGTGTAGTTGCTAAATACTCAAATTTCTACCAAAAATACTTTAATGGTTTAATTAGTAATCGTGATTATTTCTATGTAAATAGATTATTCACTACTGCAGCTAAAGATACTTTAAATGATGTATTTGTAGATGGTGGTGAGTTATTAACTACAATAAATGTTACATTTGTTAATGGTGAGGCAAGTCCTGATCCTACAATAATCAATACTACAAGTACTTATGCAGGATATAACTATGTTGTATTTGAAACTCCAAGTGTTAGTTCATCAAATGCGGCAACTAGTTTAGACTTACAAGTATTAGATCAGATTTTATTTCCTGCATCAGTAAATAATACTGCTGCTTTAACAATAAGTCAAGATACTCCAAATCCTTCTTTAAGTCCTTCTGCATTAGCAGATGCTTTAGGATTCAATGTTGGTAATTTCTTTGCTTATCCAGTTTCTCAAAATGTTACTTATGAACAACTAACAGGTGTAACTATGATGTATAATACATTAGAAACTTCTGCAATGAAGTCTTACTTAAATATGTTTGTAAATTTGGATGATACATTAGAAGTTTCATTCACTGATAGTGATTTAATAACAATTAATTCAATTGAACCAGTTGCTAACTATACATTCAATGTTCAATCTGAGTTAAGTAATTTAAAACAAACGGTTGAAATTGAAAGACCTGCAGGATATACTGAAGTACCTAACAAAGTATTAATAGATGGTTCAAGATATACTGAAGTAAAAGTTGGTGATTTCTTATTAGCTGATAATAGTGATTTTACTCCTGCATTAGGACAAACAAATTTAAGAAACTATACTAGAATTTTAAGTAAGAGACAATATTCAGGTGATACTAGTTTAACTGAGATTACTTGTGATTCAAAAATCTTAAAAACGTCATATACTAATGAAAATGGTGGTGTAGATTATCAAACAACAAGATATTCAAGTGTAGACCAATACACAACTACTTATAAAGGTATTTCATTAAAAGGATTTAGAGTTAGACAGGCTTCTTTACCTGATGGTACAGAAACTAAACAAAATCAAATCTTAAACTTGGTTGCAAAAGGAACACCATTGTTCAAAGCTTTAATCAATAAAGAAGCATTTGACTTTAGATACTTAATTGATGGATTTGGTTTAGGTTTAACTGAAAGATCAAAACAACAATTAGTAGATATTTGTGGTGAGAGATTAAATGTATTTGGTTTCATCAATATGCCGTCATTAAAATCATTCAAAAATTCATCTTCTCCAAGTTTCGTAAACAATGAAGGTGTGTTACAAATGGAGTTTGTTGCTAAAGGTGGTGACCCAGAAAGTAATCCTGCATTCCTTTACTCATTTGGTGATGGAAATGGAGTATCAACAGTAGGTTATTTCACTCCTTATGTAACAGTAAATGACAATGGTAGACCATTAGATTTCCCACCTGCTGCATATGTTGCAACAACTTATATGAGAAAACATACTTCTATTGTAAGTAATGTTACACCTTGGACAATTGCCGCTGGTGTTACAAATGGTAGAGTTACTAATATTGCTGGTGTTGAGCACGACTTTAACCCAACAGATATTGAATTCTTAAATCAAGCACAGATGAATCCAATTGTATTGAAAAGAAACAGAGGATATGTGATTGAGACAGAAAACACTGCATTGACAATCTATAAATCAGCATTATCTTTAATCCACGTGAGAGAAGTATTAGTTGAATTAGAAAGAGAACTTGCTGCTATGTTACTTGATTACCAATGGAAATTCAACACTCCTGATGTTAGAGCTGAAATTAAATTAAGAGCTGACGTTATTTGTGAGACTTATGTAAACAGAAATGGTTTATTTAACTACTTCAACAAAATGGATGATGAGAATAACACACCTGATATTATCGATAGTCAAATTGGAGTTCTTGATACTTATGTAGAACCAATCAAAGGTATGGGTATCATTGTAAATAATGTTACAATTTTAAGAACTGGTGCTATTGCAGCTGGTGGTTTCATCAACGCATAATCACTGAAATAAATAATAAAAAAACCCTATATTTCTATAGGGTTTTTTATTTTAAACCAATTTGTTATTATTTAATATAATAGAGACATTGATTGTATCAATATATAAATAAAAAATAATAATTAATTATGTCGGATAAAAATAAAGATATGAGTGAAGAAGATTACCTAATGAGACATTTAGGTGATTTAGAAGCTGGTAAAAAAAATACAAATACTTTTTCAGATACTGTAGCAGAACCTGTTATTGAAAGTAATAGAACAAGTGACTTACAGTATTTAACTTTTGATGTTAGAGATTTTCCTTGTGGAAAATTCTACCCTGTTGGAACTATGTTTATGGTTAGAGCAGCACAAGTTAGAGAAATTCAAGCTTATTCAATGGTTGATGACAATAACTTTTATGATGTTGTTGAAAAAATGAATGATATGTTACAAGCTTGTGTTAGAATTAAATATACTGATGGTAGAGTAGGTTCCTTTTTAGAAGTAAAAGACCAAGATAGAATCTATTTAATTTTTTTAATTAGAGAATTAACATTCCAACAAGGTAATTCATTATCCGCTAATGCAAAGTGTACTTGTGGTCAAGATGTTACAATTGAGTTGAAAAGAGATAATTTTAGATTTCATAAAATTGACGAGAAGTTGGATAGATTCTACTCTCCTGCATCAAATTCATTCTCATTTAAAACTATTAATGGTGGTCAATTTGAAGTTACTCCTCCAAATATTGGATTACAAAAAGCATTTACTGATTATATCATTAAAGAAAATAATGAAAAGAAAGCTCCTAACTTATCATTCTTAAAGATTATTCCTTTTATGTTAAACGGAAGAACATCTATTACAATGGATGGTATTAAAGCTAAACTTGCAGAATTTGAACAAATGGATGATATTTCATTCCAGTTCTTAAATGCGGCAATTGGTAAAATGACTTTTGGAATTGAAAAATTAGGTAAGGTTTGTAGTTGTGGTGAGGAGGTTACCACAGACATGCAGTTTCCCAACGGAACGTCAGGTATTTTCGTTATTCATGATGCCTTTGAAGCATATATTAAAGAATAAATTATTACTTCAAAAACACTTCCATACACAAGAAGCCGCAATGGATTTGTGGCCATTTTGGATGCTTGAAGAAAACATTAAATTAGTTAATGAGATTCTTGAAGAAGAAGAAAATAATAAGAAAAAAGACGAGGAATCTCAAAGAGGTTCGATGCCAGATACTAGTTCTATGATGAGAAATGCTCAGAATATGACAAACAATATGCAAATGCCAAAATTCTAAAATAAAAAAAACTCATCGAAAGATGAGTTTTTTATTTTTGTATAGTTATTATTAGTAACCTGAAACCAACGGTGGGTTGATTGTAAAGTTGTTATCAATGTACTCGTCAATAAAGTAATCATATGTGAAATCTGCTAATACAGTTTCAATGATGTTATTTTGTGACCAGTCTAAGTCATAACCTTGTAATTTAGTTATTTGACAGTTCTGGAACGTTACTCTTCTCAAAACAACACCTTTTTTATCGTGTTGATTAACAATAATAGTACCGATAATATCACTTTTATAGTGAAGAGCACCATTTTGAGAGTTAAATACTAAGTCATACCAAGCTTTCATTGTATTCCAATTCTCCATAGATCCTTGTTGATTAACATTCACTTGGACCGGAATTTGTATAGTACCAGAAGTTTTGGTAGGAGTTGTAACAAACTCTCTTGTAGAGTATTTGAACCTTTGTTGTTTAGTAGCAACACCTTCAAAC